AACACAGGTTGTATTAGAATTATTAGCATATTCACCAAAATTATCAATAACCCACAAGGAGAAAAAGTAATGACAAAGAAGGAGCTTAAAGCAATCGAAACACTGGAAAGAAGAGCCGCAGAAAAGCTTGAAGAAAGCGAAAGAGTATTCGGAAAAATGAATGCAGTAACAATCAGTGATAGAGCATATTGGGCAGGAATAAAAGCTGTATTAGAAACATTAAAGGAGGGTAAATCATGATTTTATCAGTAACAACTAACACAGTTTTGACAGTAATCATAATCGGATTTCTTGTAGGAATCTTAATCGGATATGCACTTGGGAGGACATCCAGATGCGAAAAGTAGTAACACGTTCAATATCATTCAACAAAGACACGCTGGCATACATTGATGCGCTAGCGGAAGAGAAGGAAATTAACAGGTCAAAGGCAATAGACCTTATAGTAAAAGAGAGGATGGAAAGACATGAGACTGAGCCAGTTACACATTCTTAAAGAGAAAGAAATAGCCATCAATGATTCAAAGAACTTCATACAGTTTCTATTATGCAAACGCGATGACGATTTATCCAACGACGAACAGATTGTTCTAGGCGAAATCTATGACAACCTAGAGATGGCAGGATATACGCTAAGCATTCTAATTGAGAAGGGAGTGAAGGAAAATGGCGAAGCAAAAGCAAGCGAAGCTGAAATGGGACTTGATGTCATACATGCCAGCCTTTTCAACCGCTAAACCAGAATCAGAGTTAAGAAAAGAATATTCAAGACTTAGAAAAATCGCTCAGAAAAGACTCGCTCGGTTCGTTGGGACCGAGTGGGAAAAGAGCGAAGTATTCAAAAGAAATTATGGTAAATATCCACTTCTGGCCGATATCAAATCGCCAACCCAACTTCGTTACGAACTTGCCGCTCTGGCGCGATTTATAAATGCGGAAACATCCTCTGTATCTGGTCTTAAACGACAGAGAGCAAAGACAATAGAAACACTTAAAGATAAAGGTTACAACTTCGTAAACAGAAAGAATTTTTTCAAATTTACGGATTTCATGGATTCATTCAGAAATATGCAACTCAACCGAATTTATGACAGCGAAGCGGCATTAGCAGTATTCGAAGCTGGGGAACGGTTTAAGATTCCAGAAGAAGAGCTTAAGAGCAAATTTGAAGAGTATCTATCCAAAGCAGATGAGATAGAAAATATGGAAATTCCTAGAAACCCAAAAGCGCGAAACTCGGAATATATCAGGAGAAAATTGGGGATTAAATGATAGTAAATTGCGAAGAGTTTGATTTTGACTGGTACGAGTCAATACAACGGGAAAAACGTAAAAGAGGTAATCAAGGAGGAAGCTCCAAAAAGGATTACAAATCTATAATAACAGCCTTTGATATTGAAACGTCCAGAATCAAATCAATCGAGCAATCTATTATGTACATCTGGCAATGGCAATTTGACGAGGAATACACGGTTATAGGGCGCACATGGGAACAGTTTAACGATTTCGTTCAGAAGCTTAAAGACCGAATGAAACCGAGAGAAAACCTTGTCGTATATGTTCACAATCTATCCTATGAATTTCAATTTCTTAGGGGCATATACAATTTCACTTCTGATGAAGTTTTTGCATTAAAGAAACGTAAAGTTTTAAAATGTACCATGCATGGATTCTTAGAGTTCCGATGTAGTTACATTCATAGCAATATGTCACTCGCAGAATACACACGCAAGATGGAGGTGAAGCATCAAAAGCTGGACGGTGAAGACTTCGACTACAACGAAGAAAGATACCCTTGGACAGTTTTAACAAATAGACAATTAGAATACTGTGTCAACGACGTTTTAGGTCTAGTTGAAGCAATCAAAAAGGAAATGCAAATTGATGGGGACAACCTTTACACAATCCCACTAACATCAACGGGTTACGTTCGCCGAGATGCGAAACAGGCAATGCGATTAGTCCGCTATGGATATGTGTCCAGCATGCTACCAGACCTTGAGACATATAAAGCCTTAAGAGAAGCTTTCAGAGGTGGAAATACACATGCCAATCGTTTCTATTCAGACATGAAACTGGAAGACGTCCATTCCTTTGACCGTTCCAGCAGCTACCCGGATGTAATATGCAACTGTGAATATCCAATAAGCGCATTTTATCACGCAGGAGCATGCACATTAGAACAGCTTCTAGACCTGATAAACAGACGACACAAAGCAGTTTTAATGAGAATAGGAATAGTCAAACCAAAGCTAAAAGTAGGACAAGGTTGCCCGTACATAAGCAAGGATAAAAGCCGCATGATAAAGAATGGGTTATACGACAATGGACGAGTCCTAGAAGCAGAATATTTAGAGACAACAATCACAGATATAGACCTTAAGATAATCATGATAGAATACGACTTTGATGACCTCATTCCGTTGGACGTATACCACGCCAGATACGGGAAACTTCCGAAGCCTTTCATTGACCTGAACATCTCATACTACCGAAGCAAGACAAGGCTTAAAGACGTTGACGGTGAAGAGATATTCTACATGAAGTCAAAGAACAAGCTGAATGCCATTTACGGCATGACAGCACAGGACCCGGTGAAACAGGAGATAGAGTTCATGGCTTCACAGGGATTTACTGAGAGAACGGACGACATAGGAGAGCTTCTGGCAAGCTCAAACAAGAGAGCTTTCCTACCCTACCAATGGGGAGTCTGGACAACCGCACACGCCAGATGGCGGCTTGAGGAAGGCATACAGATAGCAGGAGAAGGATTCGTTTACTGTGACACAGACAGCGTAAAATACATCGGACAAGCCGACTGGACAGCCTACAATGAGCTTCGTATTGCCGACAGCTTAGAGTCTGGCGCATACGCAGAAGACCCGCACGGAAACGTTCACTACATGGGCGTGTACGAACCAGAAGGCACCTATGACTACTTTAAAACACTGGGGGCAAAGAAGTATGCCTATGTAAAGAACGGACGTTTAACGGTCACAATAGCAGGAGTAAACAAGAAAAAAGGCTCCATCGAATTAGGAACCATAGACAATTTCAAGGAAGGATTCATATTCTCCGACGCCGGAGGAACAGAGTCTGTCTACAACGACGAACCAGAAATAACATCCTATGAGATTGACGGAAAGATAATTGCCATCACATCAAATGTCGTACTGAAAGATTCCACCTACACGCTGGGAGTGACAGCCGATTATCGAAGGCTTTTGGACGAATCAAGAATCGCATAAATTTTAATAAAAGTGCTTGACAAATAGATACATATCATTTATAATAGTAGTGTACTGGTAATATAGTTGATGCAAAGAAAGAGAGGGCAAAAATGAACAAAGCAATTATTGTAGGAAGGTTAACACGCGACCCGGAAATCAGATATAGTGCAGGTAGTGAACCAATGGCAATTGCCAATTTCACACTGGCTGTTCCACGATGGAACGATGAAGAAGCAGATTTCATTCGCTGTGTAGCATTCGGAAAAAAAGGAGAGTTTGCCGAAAGTTACCTGTTCAAGGGAACAAAAGTTATCCTTGAAGGCCATATTGTTACAGGCAAGTATGAACACAAAGACGGATACACCGTATTCACAACAGACGTTGTGGCAGATTCCATTGAGTTTGCAGAAAGCAAGAAAGACAAAGATTCAGAAACAAGTAAACCAGCAAACAAAAAACCATATCAGAAAAGGAGATAATCATTATGACAAAGAAAGAACAGGCAGTATTTGACAAGGTACAGAACAAATTAAATCAGGCAGTTGTTGCAAAAATGCTTGCAGGAGAAACAGTTGACGAGAAGTTAAAAGGAGCCGCAGAAATTATTAATGCACTCTCAGAAGAACTTGAAGCGGCAAGAGCAGACAAGCAGGAAGAAGCATAATAAAGATTAAGAGCCGCAAGGCTCTTTTTCTTTTATAGAAAAGGAGGAAACATGAATCTATATCTTGACAACGGATATGTAAATATAAGAGGAATCATTGAGCTAGGACTCCCATTCAATTTTATTGTCGGAGGAAGAGGAACAGGAAAAACGTATGGTGCATTACAGGTAATGGAAGAGGATAGATATAAGTTCGTGTTCATGCGTCGAACACAGATGCAAGCTGATATGATTAGCACTCCTGAATACAATCCATACAAGAAATTAAACTCTGACAAAGGCTGGAATATTGGATGCGCAAAGATAAATAAAATGACCAGCGGATTCTATGAAATGCAAAACATCAATGGTAAAATGAAACCAAAAGGAGAGCCAAAAGCAATCATTTTAGCCTTATCAACCATTGCAAATATGAGAGGATTTGACGCGAGTGATTATGAAATTCTTCTATACGATGAGTTCATTCCAGAGAGTCATGAACGGCCAATAAAGGAAGAGGGAAAAGCCTTTAAGAATGCTTATGAAACAATTAACAGAAACAGAGAATTAGACGGATATAAACCAGTGCAATGCATCTGTTTAGCAAACTCTAACACCATGACAAATGCCCTATTTCTTGAACTAGGTTTAGTCAAGAAAGCGGAAGAAATGCGAAGACGGAAACAAGAGTATTCTATCATGAAAGAACGCGGAATAGGACTCTTTGTTTTACGTGACAGCGATATCTCAGAGAAGAAAGCTGACACGGCTTTATACAAGCTGGGAGGAAGCGACGAGTTCAACCGAATGGCATTATCGAACGAATTTGTAACAGACGAAATCGGAAGAATAAAAAGCAGGAATTTAGTCGAATATCGCGCCGTTGTAACAATAGGAGAGATAACCATTTACAAGCACAAAAGCAAGTCTCTTTTATATGTCTCTACCCACCTTTCAGGAACCTGTCCGCAGTTCGGCTCGGGAGACATAGACAGGTCAAGATTCAAGAAAAAATTCTTCTGGTTATGGTCTTCATACATGAGGAATAATATCGAATTTGAAGAATATTTATGTGAAATTCTGTTTAACAAATATTTTGAATAAATTTTTCTGAAAATAAAGCTTGACAAAATTTTCCAAAAGTGGTATATTTATATAGAGGACTAGTGGTCAGACGCAAGCCCCGGAAGGGTTGACACATCGCGGCGGCGATAGGAAGCTAGTCCTCACTTCTAAATTGGGGGCGGAAAGAGAGGGTATATATGACATTAACCGAAATGACACAGTTGCTCGCGAATGGAGGAACATTGGCGGTGCTGATGTACTTTATGTTTGTAAAATCTGACGCACAGTCGCAGGCAATTGGAAAGCTTACAACGGCAGTTGAGAAGCTGAACGTTCTCTTGCAGAGTAAGGAGGACGAAGGGTGAAAATTATGTTCGAAGACGTTACCGAAATGCCAGAAATCAGGGTAAATGGTAAAATCTACGCTCCTGTTTCAGAGGACAAGCCAGCAAAGAAAGTTACATTATATGACATCATTGCGGGTAAACACGGGGCAAAAGAATGGGACGATGTAGTCGGAATGATACAGACATGGTATTACGGCTCTTACGTCAAAGCATCATGGTGTGCGACAACGGTTTCATGGGCGGCGGCAAGCATGGGGATTCTTGACCAGATAGGCGGCAAAAATGAAAATGTGTATCACATGATGAATGCATGTTCAAAAAGTGGAAAAGGTAAATTTTTCAGTAAGAAAGCAGGAAATATCCCGACAAAAATTGAACAGGGAGACATCCTGTTTTATCTGTGGGACGGAGACACAATGAAGGTTGATTCTTCAAAACATGTCAGCGTTGCCGCAGAAACAACAAGCAGTAATCAGATATTGTCAGAAGGTGGAAACCAGAAGGACAAGATTTGCAGACTTTACTATGAGAAAGCAAAATTATATGCCGTATTTAGGCCAGATTATTAAAGGAGGTAAACATGGATATTAAAGACATTATCGCTCTTGCGAACGCCGGATTTACGGCTCAACAGATTGCCACAATGGCGACGACAGCACCAGCACCAGCACCAGCACCAGCACCAGTGCCAGCTCCAGCACCAGCACCAGCACCAGCACCAGTGCCAGCTCCGGCACCAGCGCCAGCACCAGCTCCGGCACCAGCGCCAGTTGACCCTATCATGGAACAGTTAAAGGCGCTTACAACGGCAGTTCAGACAAATGCCATTATCAACAGTCAGTTGCCGATTACACAGCCGGAAACGCCGGAGGATATACTGGCAAGTATTATCAACCCCCCGTCAATCGTAAACAACAAATAAGGAGGTAAAAATGGCGGCAAACGAATTAAGTTTTAACCAGTTGTCAACAGTATTAAACGGTATTGTCTCTCAGGCAACAGGTAAAGCATCTATAGCTCCTACTAATACATCGGAGTTTATTACAGTGGCTCAGACAGCCCTTAAAACTGGATATGAACCGGTGATGCAGTCCATATCACAAATGATGTCCAGAAGCATTTTTTCTACCAGACCATACTACAGAAAGTTTGGAGGTATTCAGGTAGACAACCAGAAGTGGGGAAGCATCACAAGAAAGCTTAACATTTCCGATAAAGATTGGGAAAACGATGTACGATTTGAGCTTGTAGAAGGAGAGTCAGTAGATATGTATAAGGTTAATAAGCCTAACATTTTACAGACGAACTTCTATGGGGCAAACGTGTATGAAAGAAGCTATACTATCTTCAAAGACCAGCTTGATTGTGCATTCTCCGGCCCAGACGAATTTGCCAGATTCTTAAGTATGGTGACGGGAAACTGTACCGATATGATTGAACAGGCCCATGAGAACCTTGCAAGAGCCACAGTGGCTAACTATATCGGGGGTAAAATTAAAGGTGATGCGGGCAGTTGCATCCATCTTCTGACAGAATATAACGCTCTTACAGGACTTGCTCTTACGAAGGAAACTGTATATCAGCCAGCCAACTATAAGCCATTCATTGACTGGGTATATAGCCGTATCGCTACTCTGACAGAGCTTATGACAGAGAGGAGCCAGCTCTTCCATACTAACATCACTGGCAAGACAATTAACCGTCATACACCGTTACAGAAACAGAGAGTTTATTTATATGCTCCTGCAAGATTCAATATCGAGTCTATGTCTCTGGCAAATACATACAACTATAATTTCCTTAAGATGGCCTACAATGAAACTGTGAACTATTGGCAGTCAATCAAGAGTCCGTCTAAGATTAATGTGAAGCCGTCTTATTTACAGGATGATGGAACAATTACAACGCCAGAAGCTGCGCTGGAACAGGATGACATCTTCGGTGTAATCTTCGATGAAGAAGCACTCGGTTATACAGTAATGAACCAGTGGTCAGCTGCTACACCGTTCAACGCAAAAGGTGGATATTCTAATGTATTCTTCCACTTTACAGACCGTTTCTGGAATGACTTTACAGAAAACGGACTAGTTCTTTTACTCGACTAAGGAGGTATTTAAATGGGCATATCAGTGAATATGTATACGTTTAGCAAATATGCTAACTCAACGGAACAGCCAGCAGGAGCCGGGACAAGCTTTGATTGTGTACTGAAAGATACAAGCGGAGTAATTAATCCTACTATCGCGCTGAAACTTGATATGTCCTTTAATGTCTCCGCTTATAACTATGCCTATATACCCGACTTTGAAAGATATTATTTCGTTCGGGAATGGACATGGGAACGCGGCTTATGGGTTGCCAGTTTGGACGTAGATGTTCTTGCCACATACAAGGCGCAGATTGGCGTTTCAACTCAGTATGTGTTACGCAGTTCTCTTGCATCAAACGGCAAAATACTTGATACTATTTATCCTACCACAAGTGACATCACGCATCAGCGTGTAGCTGTAGAACTTCCATGGAAGATTCATTTAGAGGATGGTTACTATGTGGTAGGTATAATAGGTGACGCGAATGACACGTTGGGAGCGGTAAACTATTACGCGTTTACGCAGTCAGAAATGAATGCCTTTAATAAGGCTCTGATGGCGAGTGCAGACTGGTTAAATGTTCCTACAGAGGAAATATCAACAGAGCTTTTAAAAGCTCTATATAACCCCTATCAATATGTTGTTAGCGCATTGTGGTTTCCTAGAGTAATACCGCTTACAGAAGCTCCGGCAGTTGCAAGTATCAACTTCGGTTGGTGGAGCATTACTGTTAAATGCAGGAAGTTAAAAGCGACGGCTACATCGTTCAGCGGTTCGGTTAATATTCCGAAGCATCCTCAAGCCGCAACAAGGGGAGAATACCTTAACCTTTCTCCGTACAGCAGATACACATTAAACTTCACTCCGTTTGGTTCTTTTCCTCTAGATACAACGAAGCTTTCAGGGACAAGCATCTTGAATTACACAGTGCTGATTGACTACATAAGTGGAACAGGAAGACTCAACATTGCTCCGCAGTTTCCAGATGGAAACAGCCCAATTATTGAATCGGTTGAGGGAATGTGTTCAGTTCCGATTCAGCTTGCGCAGATTGCCAGAGATTACATAGGAACCACGGCTACCGCCATTGCTTCCGTTGGGGACGTGGTGCAGAGTGCAGTAACTGGAAACATTGGAGGAGCAATATCCAACTTTGCTTCTGGAATTGACAGTACTTTGAAAGCCGCCGCTCCGCAGTTAAGGACATCAGGTGGAAATGGTAATACATCTAACTTTATCACGGCTCCACAGTTATATTGCCAGTTCTTTAATCTGGTTCAGGAGTATAACGAGAAGTTGGGTAGACCGCTATGTGAAGCAAGAGTTATCAATACAATACCGGGGTATATTATGTGCATGGATGCAGACGTTAAAACAGCTTCTACACAGACGGAGAATGAAAGAATCAAGGAGTACATGGAAGGGGGATTTTATTACGGCTAGTTGGCACGCTAAGAAGACCGGAGGATACTCAAGAACTTCTATAGAAGCAATCGATAATGCGAACATGATATACGCAGTTTTATACAATAAAGGCTGGACACTTAACGCAATATGCGGAGTGCTGGGAAACATGGGAGCGGAGAGCGGATACAATCCGTGGAGATGGCAGAGTGATAAGATAGGAGTCTCTACAGGCTCTCCATGGACGAACAAAGGATATGGACTCGTACAATTCACTCCGGGTGGGAAATATATCAATGACACCAGAGCGAAAGCAATGCCGGGATATGGCCCTAACTTTTCTGATAAAGTGGGAAACATTGCAGACGGAAATGCACAGATATTGTTTGTAGATTCGTATGCAGATTACTACCCTACAGGTGCCTATCCAATGAGTTTCGCAGAGTTCAAGACAAGCACGAAAGACCCGGGAACTTTGGCTAAAGCATGGTTGTATAATTATGAAAGACCAGAAGACCCGGGAGCTACAGAATCGGCCAGAGCGGAGAATGGAAAGTATTGGTTTCAGGTATTAAGCGGAGAAATTCCTCCCGACCCTCCCGACCCTCCGGGGCCATATGGACACCTTGAAATATGGATGTATTTTAAATTGAAAGAAAGGAGGTAAACAGATGCAAGCACCTATGTTTTATGACCACATAAATGCAAAAGAATCGATGGTAAGCCCCAGCACAATGAAGGTTCATAATACCGGGCTTTATAGGCAGTTTCAAAGATATCTTTTGCAAGAAGCCATGTCTCCTTTCAAATTCACTTTCCCCGAAACATGGGCGAAAGATTATGTGTTATATGTGCTTTATTTGTGGGGATACTTTGCAATCTTTAACACGGACAAGTTCGGAGTGATTCCTCAGCAGTGCGGGCTTTATGGATACGATGTTTTCTACAGGCCGACGCATTGTATAATTACTAATCCGTTGTTCAGGGAAACTTATTATCCTAAGATTGGAAAGGACTGCACGCTGATTAAATTACAGCCTGACTATGGCGGCATTATGGACATCGTTTCATACTATGCTGAAATGATGGCGTTATGTTCGGAAAGTGTGGCTGTTAACCTTGTAAACTCAAAGCTTTCTTATGTGTTCTTCGCACAAGGAACAAAAGAAGGCGAAGAAGTTAAGAAGATATATGACCAAGTAGGAGCCGGGGAACCTTGCGTTGTTGTAGATAAGAAATTCAGGGGTGAAGATGGAACTCTTGCATGGGAAATGTTTGACCGGAATGTGAAGAATAATTATATTGCCAGTGATATACTGAGTGATATGAAAAAGATTAAAGCAATGTTCGACACGGAGATTGGTATTCCTAACACGAATACTGACAAGAAGGAGAGAATGATTACCAGTGAAGTGCTGAGCAACAATGTTGAGACTCTGAGCAAATGTGAGCTTTGGCTAGAAGAGTTACAGGCAAGATTTGAAGAAGCTAGGAACATGTTTGGTTTCACTAAAGAAGAGCTGAATGTGGAATGGAGATTCGACTTGACGAAAGGGGGTAACATGGATGAGAGCGTCGCTGTCAATATTGGGGCTGTACCAAAGGGACCCGACTCTGTTTGACGAGTTGGAGTTGCCGGGAGATATGAATAAGGATGTACTGATAGATAGTATTTTATATGAAGCGGCGTCGCTTGAAGCCTATTACCCGGACCCTAATTTCATGAAATTTATGATTGGACGTTGGTCGTTTATGAATCAGAGTATCTGGCAGAAACTCTATGACACAACTGTTCTGGAATACAATCCAATTCACAACTATGACAGAACGGAAGAGTGGACAGAGAATGAGAAAATGCTGGATAGCAGAACAGCCGCTGGTAATGAACTTGAGACTCGTAACTTGAAATCCGGGGAGACATCTAGGACAGATTCAAATGGGGATGTTACAACTACGGGAACTATGAAAACAGAGTTGAACGTGTCGGGGTATAATGAAGTAACGTTTACTCCTAGTGAAGAAACAATTGAAACTCCCGATACTATGACATCCAATAATGTAATAGTTGATGGGACTAGAGATTCTACCGATACTGGAACAGTGTCTATTGACAAAAAAGATACTGAAAGCTTGGACAGAAAAAGAGATAATTTGAGAACTGGAAGAGCTTTTGGTAACATCGGTGTTACTACCACACAGCAGATGATACAACAGGAAAGAGAGACGGTTTTGTTCAAT